GCTATAGTAATGGTTATGACGCGTTGGTCTAAAAAAGATTTNACTGGTCGCGTTGTAAAGAAAATGATGGAGTCCGAGGGTGCAGACCAATGGGAAATTATCGAACTACCCGCCATACTGCCTAGCGGTAAGCCTCTTTGGGAAGGCTATTGGCCACTGCCTGAATTAGAAAAAATTAAGGCCTTCTATTTCTCCAAGTAAATGGACAGCTGAATATATGCAAAACCCNACTGGGGAAGGTGCNTCGATAATAAACAAAGACTGGTTCAAAATATGGGATCGTGATAACCCGCCAAACGTTGACTATATTATTCAATCTTACGACACGGCTTTTTTAAAAACTGAAAGAGCGGATTACTCAGCAATAACTACATGGGGGGTGTTTTACCCCGAAGGAAAAATAGGAGACGAGGAGTATCCAGGCAATGAAGCACATATCATATTAATGGACTCAGTTCGAGCAAGGCTTTCTTTCCCTGAATTAAAAGAGAAAGCTCTAGAACAATACAACGAATGGGATCCTGAATCTGTAATTATAGAAGGTAAGGCGTCGGGGATGCCTCTGACACAAGAACTCCGTGCTCTTGGCATACCTGTACAAAACTTTACACCGAGCCGAGGACAAGACAAAATTGCTAGGTTAAATTCGTGTACTCCGTTGTTCAGTGGTGGCTACGTTTGGGTGCCAGAAACTAATTGGGCAGAACAACTTGTTGATGAAGTTTCAGATTTTCCTTACGGAGAACATGATGACTTAGTTGACAGCACGACACAGGCTCTCATGAGATTTCGTCAGGGAGGTTTTGTAAAACTAGGAACTGACTACGAAGAAGAACCTGTCTATCGGAGGAAACGAGTTTACTATTGAGTACATTATAACGTATGATTTAAACGTGCTGATCAAAATTGGAGAAACTTAAAAATAAATGGCGATAGAAAAAACAATGTTGGACTCATTGATGAATGGTTCTCCTACCGAGGTTGAGATCCCAGAAGAGATGGGTGAGATACTCCCTGATAATATTGTAATTGAAGGCGAAGAAGAATCTAACATAGACATAGTTCCTGATCCTATCGAAGAGTTCAACGAAAATTTAGCAGACGTTATAAACGAAGCAGACCTTAGATCACTCTGTATGGAGCTAACTTCAGATTTCGACGACGATGAAGAGTCTCGCAGAGAATGGCTAGAGACATTCACAAAAGGCTTAGATCTACTTGGTATAAAAACGGAAGACAGAACTGAACCCTTTCCAGGTGCCAGTGGTGTGCACCATCCGTTATTGTCTGAATCTGTAGCACAGTTTCAAGCACAAGCCTACAAAGAACTTTTACCTGCCGATGGACCTGTCAAGACACAAGTTCTAGGCAATGCTGACGAATCAAAAGAACAACAAGCACAGCGAGTCAAAGAGTTTATGAATTACCAGATAACGTACAATATGGAAGAGTTTGACCCAGAACTGGACCAATTATTGTTCTATCTACCTCTTTCTGGCTCTGCATTTAAAAAAGTTTTCTACGATCCATCAAAAGCTAGAGCAGTAAGCAACTTTATAATGGCTGAAGACTTCATAGTTTCTTACTCAACGACAGATTTACTNGATTGCCCTAGAGCAACCCACGTAATCCAGATGACAGAGAACCATATTCGTAAAATGCAACAAGCTGGCTTATACAGAGACGTTGAAATAGGCGAACCAGCACAAGATGCAGACACAATTTCTAATGTTAAGACAAAAATAGACAATATTACTGGAGTATCTAAACCTGCAGTCGCAGACACGTACACAGTGCTAGAAATGCATGTAGATTTAGACTTAGAGGGTTTTGAAGACTCCGAACAAGGTGAAGAAACAGGAATTGCCCTACCTTATATAGTGACAATGGTTAAAGAAAGTAACCAAATTCTCGCTATACGGAGAAATTTTTCCCCAGATGACCCATTAAAGAAGAAAATAGAGTACTTTGTTCACTATAAATTCCTTCCAGGACTGGGTTTTTATGGTTTTGGTCTAATTCACATGATTGGAGGGTTAAGTAAGTCGGCTACCTCAATTTTACGACAATTAATAGACGCAGGAACACTTAGTAATCTCCCAGCTGGGTTTAAAGCTAGAGGCATGCGAATTAGGGACGATGATACCCCTATAGAACCAGGAGAATGGAGAGATGTCGACGTTCCAGGTGGGACTATTCGAGATGCTCTCATGCCACTACCCTATAAAGAGCCAAGCGGAGTATTAGCACAACTTTTAGGTGTTATAGTCGAAGGTGGTCAGCGTTTTGCTAATATTGCCGACATGAAAATAGGCGACATGGGTCAAGAAGCTCCTGTTGGCACAACTATTGCCATGCTTGAACGTGGTAGCAAAATAATGTCAGCTATACACAAGCGTCTACACTATGCTCAGAAAACAGAATTTAAACTTTTAGCTAGAGTATTCTCAGAATCGCTACCTCCTGAATACCCTTACGACGTTGTTGGTGGATCTCGTACTATATACGCAAGAGATTTTGACGGACAGGTAGACATATTACCAGTAAGTGACCCAAATATATTCAGTATGAGCCAACGTGTTGTATTAGCACAAACACAGCTACAATTAGCACAAAGTGCTCCTGAGCTTCATAATCTACGAGAAGCCTACTTTAAAATGTACACAGCACTAGGTGTACAAAATATTGACCAGATATTAGAACCCCCAGAAGACATGTCACCAAAAGACCCAGTACAAGAGAACCAAGATTCGCTAATGGGTGTTCCCTTAAAAGCGTTTTTAGAGCAAAACCACGATGCACATATACAAACTCATATGGCTTTTATGCAAAATCCTATGGTGCAACAGAATCCTGCTGCTATACAAGCATTACAAGCACACATACAAGAGCATCAAGCAATGAAGTACAGACTACAGGTACAGCAGATACTGGCTGAGCAAGGCATGGAACTTCCACCAGAAGGGCAACCAGTACCTATGGAAGTACAGAATCAGATAGCTATGTTGGCAGCACAAGCAACACAACAGATAACAGGACAAGAACAAGCCTTAATTGAAGCACAACAAATGGCACAGCAGCAACCACAAATAGACTTAGCTAACAAACAGTTGGAACTACAAGGCATGGAAATAGAAAGAAAAGCTCAAGCTGATCAACTTCGTGCTCGAACTGAGCTTACTAAAGCAGAGATGGATGCTCAAACCGCTTTAGCGAAAGCAGAGAAAAATGAAGATATCGCCCAGCAGAAAATTGCAGCTACTCGTGAGAAAGATGCAATGGACGCTGAACTAAAGTCACAAAAATCTTACGGCGAAATCCTAAAACAAGTTAAAGATGCAGAGGAGAACAGTGAGTAATGGCTAAAAAACCAGGACTATACGCAAATATAAACGCAAAAAGGAAAAGAATTAAACAAGGCTCAGGGGAAACTATGAGGAAAAAAGGTGACACAGGTGCCCCAAGCGCAAAAGATTTCAAAGACGCAGCAAAAACTGCTAAAATGGCTGATGGTGGATTATTCCATGGAGGTTGTGGAGCAGTAATGCCTGATCGGAGAAAGAAAACTAAATATCGTTAGGAGAAAAATATGCCAAAAGGTAAGTACAATGAATACTCAAAGAAACAGAAGAAAATAGCCAAAATGGCTGGAGACCCTAAAGTTCTTGAAGGTGAAGACTTTAAAAAACTTAAAGGAATGAAAGATGGAGGCATGTACAAAGAGTATGGACATGGTGGTCTCCATACAGAGAAAAAAGTTATAAAAACAAGAGGCACAGGTGCTGCCACAAAAGGTTTAAATTTTCATAGTTCTGACTAATGGACTATGTTAAGGTTGTCGAGTACCTACTTGAGAAGTACAGAGAACGTTGTACTGCTTTAGAAGAAACACTCGCATCGGGAGGTGTTGCTAGTTTTGAGCAATACCAACGCGTCGTCGGGGAGATATCGGGTCTTCGCTCCGCTGAACAAGAAATAATAGACCTGCGTAAAAACATGGAGAAAGAAGTAGATGACTAGTAAAGTAGTGCCAGATGTAGTAATGAATTTTGATAAAGCACCTAAAGCTGAAGAAATCGTAAAAGAAAAATCAGTTGAAGAAGTTGCGTCACAAAAAGATGTGCTGCCACAACCAACAGGATACAGGGTATTGATACTGCCAAGAGGTAGATCTGCTGTAACTGATGGAGGAATTCAACTAGTCTCAGAGACTATTGAAAGAGACACAGTATCCTCAGTTGTAGGATATGTTATTTCTCTTGGACCAGATGCCTACAAGGATGCTGTAAAGTTTCCTGAAGGTGCTTGGTGTAAAGAGGGAGAATGGGTGCTTTTCGGCAGGTATGCTGGAGCTAGGTTTAAAATTGACGGAGGTGAGCTTCGAATTTTAAACGACGATGAGATATTAGCTCGAATACCAGACCCAGAAGCAGTAGATTATTAATAACCACCATGGAGGAAACCATGCAACAAGAAGAAAATCTTGCCATAGAAGAAACAGTAGAAGTTGAACTTCCTGCTGAAGAAAAGAAAGAAGAAAGTGTGGAAATTGTTGAGGAGAACGCTGAGAAAAGCCAGCCTGAGCAAGAAGAAAAAACTGAACAAGAAGAGTATAGTGATTCTGTTCAGAAAAGAATCAACAAACTAACCTATAAACTTAGAGAAACAGAAAGACAAAACGAAGAAGCTCTGTCTTGGGCGCAAAAAGTACAGGAAGAAAATGCTAATCTTAAAAAGAAAGCTGATTCTGCGAACACTGCCATGTTCTCTGAGTATGACAATAGAATTAACACAGAGTTGGATTCTGCTAAAACAGAATACAAAGATGCTTTTGACCGTGGCGACACAGATGCCATTGTAACAGCAAATGAAAAACTCTCTCGTTTATCTGTTGAATCAGAAAGTTTACGTCGTGTAACCGAGCAAAGAAAAAAAGCTGAGGCTAGTCCTGAAACAGAAACCCCGACTAGTCCTCCTCAAAACACAAACGCTCAACCTGCACCACCTGACCCTAAAGCACAAGACTGGGCTGCAAAAAATGACTGGTTTGGTCAAGACCAAGGCTTAACATTTGCTGCATTTGGTGTGCACAGGGAACTGATGGAAGAAGGTTATGATGGAAAAACAGATGATTACTATGTGGAGCTAGACACTAGACTTGCTAAGTTCGGCATAAGCAGCCATAATGATAATCGAGAACAAGTTTCCGACTCTCCCGTGCAGAGAGTGGCTAGTCCCACAAGACAAGCTAGAAATAAAAATGCACGCAGTAAGACTGTAAAACTCACACAGAGTCAAGTAGCGATAGCTAAAAAACTCGGTGTGCCTCTTGAAGAGTATGCTAAATATGTTAAAACACAATAAGGAGTAAAAAATGACAGAAAAAGATACAAATAATAAAGTTGAAGAATCTGTTTCTACGGATCGAGCTCCTCGATCTGCACAAGCACGAGAAAAAAACACTCGCAGAACACCATGGGCACCGCCCTCTGCATTAGATGCACCGCCAGCTCCTCCAGGCTTTAAACACCGTTGGATTCGAGAATCTATACTTGGTCAGGACGATAAGACAAATATGTCTAAGCGTTTACGAGAAGGCTTTGAGCCTGTTCGTGCTGAAGAGTTCCCAGATTTTGAAGCTCCGACTGTTCAAGATGGAGTGCACGCAGGTGTTATCGGAGTAGGTGGGTTGATCCTGGCAAGAATACCTGAGGAGACAGTTAACGAACGGAAAGATTATTTTGATAATATAACCGCTGACGCTATGCGTGCTGTCGACACAGATTTAATGAGAGAAAGCGATCCTAGAATGCCTATTAGTAGACCTAATAGAAGTTCAAAGGTTACTTTCGGAAAAGGATCTTAGGTAACACTAAGAATTTTAACAACATATTTTATAAGGTAAAATAATATGGCTAATACAAATGATCCAGATGGTTTTACTCCCGCATATCATATGTCTGGTGGTACAATCAGACCTCAAGAGTTCGCGATAGCGAGTGCTACAAATGCTTCGATTTTTTCGGGCGACGTAGTAAATCTCTCAAGCGGTTTGGTTATACAGGGTACTGCAACAGGTACACCACTAGGCGTGTTTTACGGAGTAGAATACACAGCAACTACAGGCGAAATCATCTTTGCGAAGATGTGGACGGCTGATACTGCAACACTAGGTTCTGCGAATGCGAAAGCATTAGTATATGTCGATCCTGATATTGTTTACGAGGCGCAGGCATCTGCAACTCCAACACAAGCATCTATCGGTACAACTAATACGATTACGACAACCGCAGGTGATACAGCAACAGGTCGATCAAAAGAAGCAGTGACAGCCACTACTTCTAGTGGTATCGCAACAGTAGTAGGTTTTCCCGACAAACCATCAAACTCTATTGGGCAATACGCTAGAATGTATGTGACATTCCCAGCTTCAGTGTTCGGCAATTCATAAGAGGTAAATAACAATGGCAATTAATAGAGCACAATTAGTGCAAGAACTAGAGCCTGGATTAAACG